CCACATTTACCGTAATTGAATTTCCTGCCTGCTTGTAAAGCTGTGCGTCGGACATACCTGCTTCAGCGACTTTTTCAAACTGCTCTTTTGTAAATCCCTGCAATTTCCAGCACTCCACAGGCATAAGCCTGCGGATTCTGCCTTTGCGTATCATTCAGAGCCTGTTCCTGAGCGATTTTATGGAACTTATCCACATCGGGGATAACCCCAAGCGTTCTTCCGTTGTCAAATTTACAATGCAGAGTTACTGCATCGTCCACAAATTGAACTATGCCTTTAGTACCTGGTGGAATCGGACGGGGATCGTTATCCATACTGTCAAGGCATATCCGAGTTCCTTCGGGATATCTCTGCCTGAGCATTTCTACCTTCTTTTCGTTGTAAATCATATTCTGCCTCACATCGTCATTCCCATATAGGGTCTTTGGTCATATCATCGGTCTGACTGCTGTTTATTTCTTACTTGATCACCTCCAGTCGTTTTAGATTCCCTTTTTATAGTATTTTTGTTATCAAGCCTCCTTTGAAACAAAAAAAGCCGCTTTGTCGTTTATCACATTTCGTGATATTTGACAAAACAGCCTTCTAAACTTTGTAAATGTTTTTTCATAAAAAACGGCAGGCCGGGAGCAAAATCTGCTCAAAGCTTGCCGTTTTATTTGACAATTTTCATTTGTCGAGGGTTCAAATCCCTCTGGTCGGTGAAAATCATGAAAAAGCATCCATGGTTTTACACTAAAATTTTTCGACTGAAAAGCATGAAAAAAGCCCGTAAATACGGGCTTTTAAGGGTGAGCATCCATTTAGTCTCACCAATATGGTTGCGGGAGCTGGATTTGAACCAACGACCTTCGGGTTATGAGAACTAGCAGGCAACAAACAACATGAGTGAAGCCCCTCGCAAAAGTAACTATAAGCCCCGTGGAGAAGTGATAAGCAACGAGTGAAAACTACTCACGGAAGCAGTCACAAGCCCTCACATGGAGCGACAAGCGACACAAGGCAAGCTCCACAAGAGCAAAAATAAAAAAACACGGAAAAAGAAAACAAAAAACACAAACAGCGGACAAAACCACAAAGAAAAAGCCCCGAGAAAAGCAACGCACATTCAAAGAAAAGAAAAAGAGCTGAGCGATATATCTGTGAAATCTATCATGCGAGCGGCTAGGGGGTGAATTTTTGGGGTGTTGGAAGTGTTGGAAATGTTGGGAGTGTTGGAAAATCTATGATTTTTCAACACTCTCAATGTTTTCAATGCTTTCAATGCTCCAAAAAGAGGGGAACGCCGCTCAAGAATTCCCCTTTATTGCGAACGCAGTTCGCACCAAACACAGCGCAGGGAGCGCACAAGTTCCACAAGGGAGAAACAGCACGGCAGGTGCGACAGCACAGTGCAGGGGGAGCACACAAACTCCACAAGGGAGAAACAGCACGGCAGGTGCGACAGCACAGCGCAGGGGGAGCGCACAAGTTCCACAAGGGCGACACAGCACGGCAGGTGCGACAGCACAGTGCAGGGGAGCGCACAAGCTCCGCAGGGCGGCAAGACACGGCAAGAGCGACAGCTCAGGAAAGCAGGAACGAGGGCGGCAGGCTCTCAGAAGTTACGGCTTTGGCGGTCGTTGTTCTGAAAACCTATAATCATGTTGTCATTGAGCGTTGCAAGGTATGCGTTGACCTGCTCCAGCTCCTTGCGCATTTCACGTGCTTCAAACCATGTTCCAATGATTGATATGATTATCAGTATAAATACGATTAGCCCGGCTATAAACCAAAATGTTAAGGTTGTTAATACCGCTTCCATTTACTTTTCCTCCTTGATTTTGATAACAGCTTTAGGGCTGTTTTTCTGTGTTATGTTGTATTTTCCGTTGCTTTGCTCCTTGTATCCTCTGCCGCGCTTGTCATTTGTCAATCCTGCTATATAGTCAATGCTCACATCATAAAAAAGCGCAAGCTTTATTACTCTTTCAAATGGGATTGGTCTTACGCCGTTTTCATACTTGGCATAATATGATTGCTCTGTCCCTAGTATTCTTGCCACATCTTCTTGGCTTAAATCTTTGTCCTCTCTGAGGTCTTTCAACCTTGGATAATAATTTGTACTAATTTTTGTCACTCCTTTGTTGTTACACTTTTGGTAATTTATCATAATTTAATCGCCTTAATTTTGTTTAAGTAAACAAATTATATCACAAGTGACCTTAAAAGTCTTGACAATAGGCTATATGTGACCTATAATGCTAATTGTAGGTTACATATGACCTAAACACAAATTAAAGGTGAGCGGATAACCTCAACCGCAGAAAGGAAAAAACATGAGAGGAATACTTATAGGAGCAATCCACAAGAAAGGCACATTCACGGACGATAACGGAAAATCAATCGACTATGACAACTTGGTGCTACAGGTGCAAAAGCCTATAGAAAACAAGTTGGCAGATGATTCAAATTTCGTTCAGGGTGTCGGTTACACTATCGCCAATGACTGCAAGTGTGCTTGGAGCGAAAGAGGAAACGTGTTCGGCAAAGATGTGTCTATGAAAGATATCGGAGAACTTGTCGGAACGGAAATCCAGTATTTCTACAACGATAAGAAGAAGCTTGAAGCGGTCATTATCTAAGGGGGCTTGAACATGACAGTATACGCACTTTATTTTTGCTTGGTGGTGGCGCTTGCCCTGTTTTATTGCCTTACTCGTTGCTTTAAGGCAATTGATAAGAAAAATAAAGAAATTTCTAAACTGCAGTTCCGTGTTAAAGAACTGGAGCGACAGGCTCAGGGAATTGAGGTTGTGGGCGTTGAATGATGTCACTTCTTCACAAATTGATGTATCGTCTGTTTCTACCTCTGAGCAGACTGATGAATATACTATGTCGGCTGTTATCGAAAATCAGCACACTATAATCAATAATCAAAATATTACAATTTCATATTTAGGCACTATATGCTTTTTGATAACAATATCTATCGGTATTTATCTTGTCATCAAGTTTGGCAAGTGGATATATAGCTTAATTAATTATTAAGAAAGGAGAATGTGTTAATGAATCCTGTTTCTACAACTGCAGAAGGTGGCAATACTCTCGTAAATGTCGGTGAACTTATGACACAGTTCGCTAACTCTGCTATTCAGGGCGTTTCCGATTCTATCGTCGCTCTTATCCCTGTGATAACTCTGACAACTGTAATCGGCATTGCTATCAGAATGTTCAAAAAGTACGTAAAGGCGTAAGCCTGACAGCAACGAGGGCAGTTCATTCAGTGAACTGCCCTTTTATTATGCCAATTTTTAAGGGGGAATTATGATAAATAGAAAACTTAAAGCAACGCTGTCATTAGTGCTTGCCCTTATCGTGATGTGTTCGGCTTGTGTTGTGCCTGTATTTGCACTTGATGATGTAAGCGGTGGGGGTGTTGGCGGTGAAATTGCTATTCAGACTAATGCGTATAACATGGCTTGCGATAAACTTAAATCACTTGGCTGTGATACTGATAATGTAAATTATATTTTTTGCACTGATACACAATGGAATGAAAAACGTTATTTCCTATGGGTTTTAAATACTGATAGTTTAGACCTTGAAAATTTTGTTTCTAAAAGCTTTGACGCAAGATTTTATTGTCAGGTTAATTATAACATGAATACTGGTAAAATGTATATAGAACGTTCTGGAATTAACGCATCATATTCCAATATGTCTTTCTATAATGCAACTGGCAACCCTGGGGGGCAATTTCATGTTGTTCATACAAATATTGATATCAGTAATAACGGCACTTCGTTGAATTATCCTGGTAGTCAGCCATATATAGCTACTATTTCATTTGATGAACAAAACAAAATGTTTTCTTTTTATTTTGTGCCGAGAAAAGGCGGCGAGATATACAATGTAAATATTGCCGTATCTAATCAATCTGAATGGGATTATCCTAACTCTGACGGGTGGTATTATCTATCTGATGATTATTCGGGTGACTATACAAAAGAAAATCCTTTGGATGTTTCTGTTTCTCTTGATGAAATGCTTGGTAACATAAGTAATAGCAATGATGTTAAAAATTCAGGCAAGTTTTACTTTTATCTTATTGCGGTCAAGGGTAAGGGTGATGAAGCGTTATATAAGGATAGATTTTGCGCCGCAAGTTATGAGTACAGCCTTGTTGATACTGTAGATAGTCACAAAAAAGAGCCTTTCAGCGAAAAGAAAGACTATGAAGAATTTCCGTCATTGTCTGATTATATAGATACTGATTTTCCTGATATAAGGGATTACGTTAATTTTGATATGTTTCATGACTTGGACGGCATAGCTGACTTTGTAAAAGCTGTTGTTGAATTTCTTTGGAATGCTTTTACAGGCTTCTTCCGTTGGCTGTGGGCGGCTCTGAAATTTGTATTCTTCAACTTCTTAGGCATTTTTGAGTGGCTCGGCAAGTGTTTGTGGACTATTGTTAAAAATATCGGCATTGCACTGTATAATCTCGTGGTCGACTTGAAGAAGCTCGTTACCTATCTTTTTGTACCTAACTCAAAAGATTTGAATGTGGCTATAGAAAGCAAGTTTCCTGCTTATGCAAAGTTGAGAAAAGCTTTTCAGCAGGGTAAGCAATCATCATCAAATTCAGTTACGTTTACACTTTTCGGAAAGGACTTTGATTTTAATATGAACTCCGCTCCGAACGAGCTTAAAAGTGCGCTGTTCAATGCTTCAACTATAGCAATGTACGCTATCTGTATCTATGCGACAATTAAGGCTTTGTTCCGTTGCTTCGGAATACAGCTTCATGAATCAAGTGAAAGTGAGGGAGAATAATGATAACTGCGAAAATAGTAGAGCTGTTCTTTAGTCTGCCGTTCTTTAAGTCATTCTCAATAAGTGATGAAGCTTATTCAGCTCTTAGGGATATGATTTCTTTTCTGTATCAGCTTGACCAATTCTTAAATCTTGAATTGATGTTTGAGAGCATTTTCTTTGTTCTCGGACTTCTGCTTGTATCTGCACTTGTGAACTTTGTAAGGGGGCTTTTATAATGTGGTCGGCATTTGCTAATATCAATTGGAAAGCTATGCTTATACCTCTCGCCTTGGGAAGCGTTGTGGTGGGTGTTATCGTTCTTCTTATGCTGTTTGGTACGCCTGTGCTTCATGCGTTCCCTCTGTCGGTAAAGGACACTTTCAAGACTATTAGAAAGCGGCTTAAAGGTGAAGAAGTTCCGTTCAATATGTATGGGCTGTATCTCTATAACGGCTTAGGCGGTCGAGGTAAAACTATAAGCATGGTGAAACGTGCGCAAGAGGTCAAGAGTAGATTTCCAAAAGTGCTTATTTGTGCTAACTTTCATACGGAAGTGGCTGACAGATTTTTTGATTGCTGGGAAGATATCTTGAACGTTGAGAATATTGACGAAAACGGTGTTAATCAAGGCGTGCTGTTTCTGTTCGATGAAATGCACCTGACTCTTAACTCTCAATCATGGAAAGATGCTCCGGACGAGCTTCTCGAATATATATCACTGCAACGGCATTTACACAAGTGTATATGGGGGTCGGCTCAGGAGTGGAAAAGGTGTACAAAAATAATTCGTGAGCAGGTCAATTATATCATAGATTGTAAGGCGTATTTTAATTCGCGTCTTATCGTCAATAAGTGCTATACAAAAGAAAACTATCTTATTAACGGAGAGCAGGGCAGTGCAGGAACGAGAAAACGTCCGAAAGAATGGAAAGAAACTTTCTGTGCTACTGATGAATTAAGGTCGCTTTATGACACGGAAGAAATCGTTAAGGGGCTGAAAATCGGGCGCACAAGTGAGCAAGAGAAAATAGCAAGCAGAATTTTAAAAGCTATGCAAGATTGATTCAGCCACGTGCGCACGCTCCTGCGTGCGCCGTGGCGAACAGCTTGCAAGCTTAGAAATTTGCGGTTATATACTTGATAATAACCGCAAATTTCCGTCAAAAACTAAAATGGCGGTGGGAAAATGGCAAATTTTTATGATTTACCCCCTGAGGTCGTTTTAAAAAATACTAAAACAAAAATCTACGCTGACGGCTCTTCGACAACAACTTATTGCAACAATTACATATTCGTTGACAAAAATCTTGAAGAATATCAGCAAAATCAGAAAATATTACAGCTTAAACGAAAATGGGAGAAATTTGAGAAATCTCAGCAGGAAGAAGATGTTCAAACAGATATGTTTGAGATAATCAAAAAGCCTGCAAAGGTTTCAAAAGAGGAAAGAGGGGAACGGACAGATATATTAAAGCGTGCAAAAGACAAGGTCTTTGATATAGCCTTTTCAAATGAGTGGGCGTATTTTCTCACTATCACTTTCAATGGTAGTGAATACGATTTTTCTAATGCTGATTTTGTTAAGAAAAAACTTAGGCGGTGGCTTGAAAATCAGGTCAAGCGGAAAGATATGAAATACTTGCTCATTCCTGAAAGGCATAAGAACGGCGGTATACATTGCCACGCTCTTATCAATGATTGCTTTGATATGGTCGATTCGGGCACAAGGCTTGTAACTGGATATAACAAGCCTGTTACTTTAAAGACTATAGAGGTAAAGAACTTGCACGTTAGAAACGTTGTGTATAATATCCCTGAATGGAAATACGGCTTTTCCACGGCTATTCCTGTGGAGAATAATTCGGCGGCTCTTGCGTTCTATATCACAAAATATATAACAAAGGGCAATAATAAGATATTCGGCAAGTATTATTGGAGTAGTCGAAATTGTAATCGTGACCCTCAGATCATATACAGTAATACCGATTTTGATAGCGTTTCAAAGTCGGCTATCACAAAACCTTATACCTCTAATCAGTATAAATACAATACAAATGTAAATATTATTCCGAACTTTGAAGAAGTTTCATCTAGGTTTGATAATATTGCAGATTTCCTTGATTATATTTACTCTGACGAATACCGCAAGGAATATGATGATTATTTTGAAAGGAGTGAACTAAATGAATGATGAAATGCTTATTGCTTTTCAACGTTTTCTATCTGATACTTGCAGGATTAGTTATAATCATTATTTGTCATTGTCTGAAAACGTTCAGCAACAAATACTTGAAAGCTTTTATAATAACGATTGCAATTCTGATATTGTTAGGGCTTTACGTAATACTTCGCCTGCAACTGAATCAAAAAGTTTCCTTGAATATCTCCGCAAGCACAGACTTTCAAGAGCCGTCTTTCATCAGCTTGATAACGTGACAAAGGTAAAAATCTATAACAACTATCATCAGGAAAGGACCTTGGCAAAATGATAATGAGCATTGAAAACATTGACACGGATAAAATATTGTTCTGTGACTATATCATAGTATGGAATAATGAAACGTGTTACAGAAAATCTCCGTCAACTTATGATGGCTATGTAGGTATCATTACAAAATACCTTTATCCTTATTTCAAGAGCAAAGGACTTAAGCTTATTGACGTTAAGCCTATGCACATAGAGGGCTATCAAAGGCACATACTGCATGATACAAGGCTTTCTGTGAATACGCTCCGTAAACATCATGAAGTCATGCGTGCGTGTCTGAATTACGCATATAAGAACGATTTTATAAGCAAAAACCCTTACACGGCTTTTTCGCTTCCTAGAAAGGTTGAAAATGAAATGTCATACTATACAGAAGAACAGCTCTTGAAGCTCCTGCGTGCGGCTTATGGTACTCAGATAGAAAGCTTTGTGTATCTCGCTGTGTGGTTTGGACTTCGCAAGTCTGAGATACTCGGTTTGCGGTGGGAGAATGTTGACTTCCTCGGGCGTTGTCTTTATATCCGTGAAACAAGAACTAGGATAAAAGACTATAAGTCCGGACACTGGGTCGAAAGTCAAAACAAGAGAATGAAAACAGTAAAATCACGCCGTGAGTTTCCTCTTAGTGATGAACAACTTGACTACTTGCATAAGCTTTATAGCAGACAAGCTCCACTGTGCAAGGCAAGGAATTATGTGTGCGTGAACGCTGAGGGTGTACCGCTTCACTATGATTATGTACTGCACGCCTTTCAAGACTTGCTCCGCAAGAACGATTTGCCTAAAATTCGCATACATGACCTTAGACACAGCAATGCAACGCTTATGCTTAACAGCGGTTTCAGTATGAAAGAGGTTTCGGAGTGGCTCGGTCACAGTACATACAAGCTTACTGCTGATACATATACTCATGTATCGGTTGAGAATAAAGCTCAGATGTCGAAAACGATAGGCTATAAGCTTTCACCTTATAAGGGTGATAACTTATGAGTGTAGCACTTACGGCTTATTCAGGGGTGTTTCTGCTTTATGTGAGCTATGTTCTTGAAATGATTATTGAGAATTTTGAAAGGAATGTTGAAAATGAAAGAGTTTAATTTTTGGTGTAAGGAAAATACTGATTTCGGTAAGTGTGATAATAAGAAATGCGGTTTTTTTGAGTGCGGCTGTTATGGTTATTGTGATGAATGTGTTTATCATTTTACGGATTCAACTGTTTGTGAAAATTGTTCCGCCCCTCAATTTATGAGAGATTATGCAAAACAGCAGGAAAATGATTAATAAAAAAATGCAGGGGCTTAATGCTCCTGCATATCTTTTTCGAGTAGTTCAATTATAAGGGCGTTCAGGCTCTTGCCTTGCCGTTCTGCATGGGCTTTGTATTCTTCTCGTTTGCCCTTTGGCATTCGTAAAGATACTTGGTCATATGCTTTTGAAATATATTTGCTTGTGGCTTTCTTTTGTGCTTCGCTTACCATGTTATCACCTCTTTGCTCTATTATATCATATAATTATAATGCTATCAATATACAATTTCAACATATAATGCTAGCAAATTTCATGCAAAATGCCTATTGATATATTGCTAGCAATATGGTATAATGTATACAGACAAAGGGAAAGCGGATAACCCATAAACCGCAGAAAGGGTGTTTAAAATGAAAAAACTTATTTTATATCGTGTTGATTTTGACATAAAAAAATTCGGTGAACATCATTATTTTTACTACTGCTACGCTCACAATGCAAAGCAGGCTCGTTCATTTGCTGAAAATGAATGGTATTCTTATAATGTGTCACATATGTTTCATATTTCTGTTTCTCGTGAGCTTAACAGCTCTATTGTATATAATCTTTGTAACTTTTATCTTGTTCGTGATTATTAACAGTTCTAGGGGTTGACTGTTTCAGCCTCACCCCATTAATCAAATATGAAAGGATTGCTAAAAATGACTATTTCAAACTACTATGTTCGTGAGTATCTTCACCTTTATCGTGAATATCGTGAAGTAATTAATATATTTGATGCTTTTCTTTTGTATGGGAAAATAGAATACACCCTCGGTGAGTTGCGGAGAGATCTTTCTCTTGATTATCAATTTCACTGTGCCCTTCATGATAGGCTCTTTGAGCTTTCTTGCCGTACTTGTGAAAAGTTCGGCATACTTAATTCTCAGAATAATTTCTGATTATTATTCGTGTAAATAAAATAAAGAGAAGCCTTTTTTCAAGACTTCTCTTTGTTGGTTGCGGGAGCTGGATTTGAACCAACGACCTTCGGGTTATGAGCCCGACGAGCTACCGAACTGCTCCATCCCGCGATATTTTTTGTGCTCTCTCTTGAGTGCTTATTTATTATATCACAAATGAATGTGAATGTCAATACCTTTTTTGCAATTTTTTTATTTTGACTGAAAACTCTTGACTATTGTATCCAAATCGGGTATAATATATACGTTGTCGGGGTGTGGCGCAGATTGGTAGCGCGCTACCTTGGGGTGGTAGAGGTCGTCGGTTCAAATCCGGTCACTCCGACCAAAGCAAAAGGCTGTTGCATTTGCAACAGCCTTTTATTACTCATTATTTATAAAACACATAGATAATTAAAGGATTTATATAAGCTAACAAAAAAGCCAAAGGATATGCAGGAAGAAGATTAATCTTCTTCCTGCTTTTGCGTATGTCGAACTGGAAGCCCATTCGTTCAAAAGTTCTGCCCACAGCGAGTTCGACTTTACCACCCGAATGCTTTTGAACGAAAAAAAGAAGCAAAAAACATACACAGGTAAGTATTAATCATCATAACAAGGTACAGAACAATTATCACAAGAAGGGGAATCTGTAAGATAAAATATACATTCCTCACAGTGAGCATAACAGCAACATTTATCATAATCGCATACCTTATCGGCACATTCACCATGGTCGGTATTTTCTTTACACCAAAAATTAAACTCTTTCATTTTAAAAACTCCTTTATTATTCAAATTTGAGATTATTCACAGCTTTGCACATTTGGTTGAAATTGCTATGTACATAACGCTGGGTAGTTGTTATATCAACGTGTCCGAGCAATGCTCTGAGGGTTTCGATATCTGCACCACACTGAATAAGATACGTTGCATAGCTATGCCTAAGCTTGTGCGGGGTGAGATACTGTAAATCAGGATATTTTGTTTTCTGTTGCTCATAGAACGCTCTGTAGAGCCTGTTATAACGTCTAAGGGATATAACTGTATGAGTTATAGGTGAAACAAACAGAAAGCCGTCTGAGACGTCCTGAGAGCGTATCTGATTAAGTATAGCTATTGCATTACTATGCAAGGGGATAAGCCTATCACGGCGAGATTTTGTGGTCTGTACAATCCTATCACCGCATGAAGTATGTACGAGTGTCTGACAGACTTTAAGATATCTATTATCAAGGTCAATGTTATCCCAACTAAGGGCGAGAAGTTCACCACGGCGGAGACCTGTCCACAAGTCAAGCTGAAACATTCTGCAAACTCTACTATCATCATCAAAAAGGTGAACGAGATTATCGGGGCTGAAATATTCAGCTTCTTTTTTTATACGTTTTGGAGGTTTAACATAGTCGCAAGGGTTTTTGTCACAATAGCCATTAACTATAGCTTCACGGAATACACGTTTAAGTAAGAAATATGAACGTCTTTGGCGGTCATTACTGTAAGATAGGGTGGATTTAAGACAATTCTGAATATCAATAGGCTTTACGCTCAGAAGCTCCATATCGGCTATATAACCGAAGTGTTTTTGATTTATATAGTAATAGTCCTTATAGCAATCATAAGCTATCACATCAACGCAATATGCGTTATAGAACATCTCAAACCATTCTTTAAAAATCATAGGACATCATCATTTCCATTCTCTTTAAGATATTGAAGTATATCATTGCAGTTCTTTTCGACCTGACTTGAAAAGGTGAAACTGCTTTCATATTGGTAACATACATTAGCACGAGGGGGGGAGACTATCGGCAAATCGTCTTTAAATTCTGAATTGCAATAGATCTCTTTAGTTTTGCGAACAATGTTCTTGCTACTCCAGAAGAATTTACCGAAGATTTTTTTCACGTCCTTTGTTATGTACTTAGTGACATAGAAAGCTAGGTTTGACATTTGACCGTAAGTCTGAATAGCGGTTGAAAATCCATATTTCCAATCAGAAACATTATAAACAACAGGCAAATCAGATATATCACAGCCGAGTTTATCACATATATGCAGGCGCTTTATAGTATCTATTTTAAGGGGCTTGTCATGACCCTTAACAAGACGTGTACCACTATCAACGAACTTAAAGTCACAATCGTTTATAAGAGCATGGCAATGTATACCGCCTTTTTTGTGAAACTCAGGAACAAGGACATAACGCAAGCCTTTACGTTGAACAGCATTATCAAACCAACGTTTCAAGGGCTTAAAGACTTCCCGAGGGTCGGAGCGGTTAAAATCTTTACCGCTAAATGTTATAGTAAGAAAGTACTTCCAATCATTCTGATAAACAATATCAAAGATACTTTGCTTAGCACGTTGCAAACTATCAAGACGAACTTCACCACTACGTTCTAGCTTATCCTTAAATTTTCTCGTATCAAGCATATCAAGCATTATGTTTCCGTTTTCGTCCTCATACTCAAAATAACATATGTAATTTTCACGAGCCGTTTTAAGATGCTCTTGTCTTGAACGTTCGTCAATACTATGCTCATGCTTGCAGTGATACTCAAAAGCAGGGTCTTTAAAAATGTGTCGGTCAGAACGTGTTATAGTGTAACTGCCGTCACGATATTCCTTTATCTTTGTATTGCACTTGACCTCTTTAGAGGACGTTTTTAGGGGCATTTTTAACACCTCATTTTTAAAAGTGAGTACTTTTTGTGGCTAATATCAAGTAATAGCCACACGCACCGCAGGGCGGCGCAAGCGCTCGCCCCTGCGGTCGCTCCTGGGTTTTCGCCACGCCTTTTTCGCAGGCTTCTGCTTGTCTTTCTATCGTGCATTATGTCACTTGTGACATCTACTCCACGATTAGCAAGTATTTCCGTGTCGCTGATATACTCCTTATCAAGCATATTATCTACAAGCTGAGAAGTATCATATAGCTGTCGGCTCTGATTAGTCTGCAAATACAAACGGCTGTAAAGCTTTTTCGGCATATATGACTTATTTTCCGTATATGCTTCATACTCGTCTATATCATAGGTTTTGACCTTAATAAGACGTGTATAAGGGTGACGGAATGTAGCACGGCACGTTGACACTGTAGCCGTTATATCTCGTATCTGTTTATCAAGCAGATTGAAGCGTTGCACTGTAGCAAGTATCATCATTTTGCGCTTTCTACATTGACAAAGGTGCTGAAAAAGCGGTTTAGGGACGGCTCTTTTACCACCTGAGAAATCTCGTGAATTGAAGATAGTGCCTATCTCATCAATCACCACAATGCAATTTTTAGGAGCGTGCAGGATATCTTGTGCGGAATTAAGCTTATATATATTCGTCCACTCAGGGAAGTTTTGAAGATTGATATTTGTAAGTATAGACAACTGAGGATAACGCACGCAATAGTTATATGCTATCTGAGCGAGGGTTGACGTTTTACCAGTGCCAAATTTACCTGTATAAAGGTGAATGCCCCAACCTTGAAAAATAGCAGAATTATTGAAGTATGCACCGAAAAGGTGGTCATATACCTCATAGGTGATAAAGGACGGTATTTGTTTTATGTAATCAAATATAATCATAACAAATCACCTAAACAGCACTTGCACAACGTGTCATGCGTATCATCACATTATAGAAGAACTTACAGAAGATACAAATCATAACCACAGCAAATATAAACGACATGCCAAGGAGCAAAGCATCATATCTATTCATTACTTCTTGCGAAAGGTCACAGCCCATTGACTTCAAAAGTTGAAAAAATGGGTTGTTCTCATCAAACACTATGTGTACTTTCATTATCGTTCACCTCACTATCATTAGTTTCAACCGCAGGAACGGCTTTAATTTCAACATCTTCACCGAACATCAAAAACTCAATAAGCTGTTTTCTGTTTCCGCTGAACTCATGTTCAGCTTTAAAGTTTCTAAGGTCAGTGAAGAAACCTATAACACCGCTTATAGTACAAACCAAAAAGCAGACAACAAGTATAAACAAAACCAAGTTAAGCATTTTTTTACCTCCTAACGAGCCATACAAGAGAAAAAATCATCAATACGGCAAGAACAAAACATATTATATTAACCATTATTATTACTCCTATCGTTTTAAAAGATATATAACAAAAGCAGAAGAACAAGATAAAACCATACTACCGACTACGACAGAACCAAGAGAAAAAGTAAAAGAGCCAAAATCAAAAGTATAAGACATACAGAGAGTTAAATTATAAAAGATAGCTTTGAAAGCATAAATAATATCCATACACACCACCTTATTTAATAAGATTAGAAACAGCATTAAAAATATACTGAGAAATGTTACGGCAGGCAGTAAAGCCAGTTGAAAAAATAGTTTCAAGAACAGCATCAGGGATAAGATAAAACAATATAGCAGATACAAGAATAGCAACTACACGCATAATATACCCCCTTATTGAATGACATACTTAATAAGTGCAAGTGTGAGAAATGTAACAAACCATGCTGTAAAAGTAGCAATAAACCAATCAGGAAGAATACGGATTGAAGCAGTTAAAAACTCAAAGTATGAACTAGAGGTTGAGAAAATAGATGAAAAGTCAGTATAATCAACACTAGCAAAATTTTTAGAAAAAGTATTATCTTTATCATGCTTCTTCTGTTCTTCAAGTGTGCGTTCTTCTGATAAAGTACCGTCTTTATTTACTGATTGATAAGTACCAGGTTTAACAGGGTGCATTGAATAATCAAAAGGGTTAGTTTTAATCATATCAATATCATTGCCCTTGCCGTCTTTAAGAGGAACATATTTAGGATAACTATCAAAACTAAATTTAGCAGTATAAACAGAATAACAATCAGATTTTGAAAAATAGTCAAGATAACCTGTATCATCAGTATCCCATTTATCAACATCAACATAATCTATATTATTAAAGGAAACACCTTTAGGTCCTCTATCAACGCTATAAGCTGATTTAAAACTATCATCAAAAACAGATTGACCGCTTTCAGTAGGGAATAAAGTTTCACAAGTAAGGATAGAATTAAGAACGGATATAACTTCAAACTTTTCTGCATCTATATTTTCAAGAGGTATAGAAAGCTGATAAGTAGGCAAATTCTTTATAACAGCCTGATATTTTTTATAAGAACAATTTTCAGAAGCTATATCAGATTGCATTGTATGTTTAAAATATTCTTTAAAATCTACAGTAAAGTACGGATACAAACCATTAGCATAAACAGCCGTACTAGTTGAGCCATCTATATCTCCATTATCTTTATCAACAATACTATAACGTTGTTGAGATAGATATGTATATACACTGTTTTGTGTAACAGTTCTAAGAGGTTTAGAGGGATCTGAAAGAGATATAAAATAAATACACTTAGATTTACCACAGCCTGTTAAATCAAAAACTTCTGCAAGATTTTTTGTACCAAGAATAGCTTCAATACTTTCACTATCAAGTTTTCCAACTTCAACATTTAATTTCATTTCAGCATAGCGCCTAATATACCAATCAAGATAATCTTGATTAAGAGTCAATGTAACATCAATAGACTTTGTTTCATAATCAGAAGTTTTACGTTTAAGATTAAGTTTAAGGTCAGGACTATATGTAACAGAAAACGGAGCAGGAACTTCAGATTTAGGTTTACCAAATTCATACTTGTCACCAAATTTTACATTACAATTTGTATCGTAAATCTGACATGAAAGAACATAATCAAAATTATCTGTTGAAGATGTACCATTTACATATAAATCACCGAATAGACTTGAACGAGTGCTAAAGAAAATACGATAAGAAGTAAATGATTTACTATCAGTATTTTTAATATAATAAGATTTGTTTTTCTCATAAACTTCAAAATTATTGGAATTATCACAGTTAAACCAATAAAAGCCGATTTGATTAAATGAGCTATCATAATACGGCAACATCATAACATAATTTTTGAACTTGTCAGGATATTTTGATTTAAGATATGATAAAGCTGTTTTATATTGTTCTTCAAATTCGGGGTTATAACTACCTGTTGGCAAATCAGAATTTGTTAATGCGAATGCAGGAACGGCACAACATATCATCACAACAAGTGCAGAGAACATACACAACACTTGCTTAATCTTTTTTCTCAATTTATCAACTTCCTTTCAAAAAAAATTAAGCGGAGCAATTTGAATTACTCCGCTTATGTAAATGGTTTTGCTTATACAGCGTGTCTGAACTTTGCAAAAAGTCCTGCACCTGAGCCGAGAAGAGACAGACCTACAAGAATTGCAATAGGTACGTTGCTTGTCATAGCGTCCCAACAAGAACCAAAAACAGTAACGGCATTACTAAGCATTGTTGTTACAGCTTCCATTATTAGCAAAACTCCTTTCTTATTAAATTTTTATAACAGCGGTTTCACCGCTAATTATTTTGTGTTGCGGTGAAGTGTTCCGTCTGCATTGATAACGGTGATATCAACAAGCTGAGAACGTCCGTTAAAAATCTGATAGTTCAGCATTACATCACAGCCGAGAAGCTTATTGAAATCCTCAGAATTTCCGTTAAGTCTGATTGCATTTTCGGTCGGAATTTTCAGCGTATCGACCATTTTTCCGTGACAATCGGGGTTATCAACTTCCTGCAGAAGCTGAAATACTACCTTTTCGGGGCTGTTTATCTGCTTGCCCTCTATTACTCCGTTAAATGCTTTCTTTTTTGTCCAGCCTACGATAGTTGTTTTCATGTTTTTTTCCTTTCTGAGGTTTTTCGGCTTTTCCTCGTGCCTTTTCATTTGTGTTTCTTTTTCGTGTCCCTTTTGCCCCTGCTGGCGCTGGGGCGGAACGGCAAGCGACTTCATTCGCTTTGCTCATGAATTCCATTGCCTATTTTTTTAACTTAAATTTCTTTTCGCTTCACTCAAATAAATTTAATTTAAAAAAATTCCATGGGACACTTACGTTGATGATACATTCGTATGTATGTATCATAATTATATTATACATACTTTTGAATGTATGTCAATACATTTGATTGAATGTGTGATATAATTTGTAGAGATAAACAAATAGAAAGGAGAAAAACTGTGTATATTTATCAAAGGTTGAAAGACCTAAGAGAAGATAATGAAAATAAGCAATCAGAAATAGCGGAACTATTACAGATATCACAGCAACAATACAGTATGTACGAGAAAGGAAAAAGGGAAATACCTTTGCATTTAATTATTGTATTAGCTAGATATTATAAAGTAAGTCTTGATTATATAACAGGACTGACGAATGACAAAAGGGGAATAGGCTACAAAGCAGACAGTAACAGCAAATACAACATAACACAGCAGAACAATAATAGCGCTGTTGTAAAAATTAAGGAGAAATAAATGTTAGGTTTAGACAAAACTTTAGCATATATACTTATAGGACGAATTATCATAGATGCGTTAATCTTTTTGCTTATTATTTATCTAATATGCAAATTTCTTGACCTTTGCAAATGATGTTTGACAAGCAAAATCCAAAAAACTGACAAGCAAAACGCAAAAAAGTGATGAAATGTTTCAACAAAACGAAACACTCATCACTTTTTTTGAATTATCGAGAATTTTTGAAACGTATTTTTTACAGCTCTAAAATGTCATTTAAATCGCATTTTAAAAATCTGCAAATCAGCTCAAGATGTGAAAATTTGAAACCGACAGCGATGTTATTGCAAAGCTGTGAGATTGTGGACGGTCTGATGCCTGTCGCCTGCGCAAGTTCAGCCTGAGTAATGCCCCTGGAATTAAGCAAAGCCCTTAATTTTACTCTCATGATTACCTCCGGTATGTTTTTTACAACATAAATAACGAAATCCGTTATTTATTCTCTAAAAAAAATACTAGAAATTTGTGATTATTACCTCTTTGAAATCACCTGATGAAAGACTGTTATTGCGGGTGACCGCCTGAATATTGTAGTCTTTATACAGGTCTCTCACATACTTGTCATCGTTGTACGACAGTACAAATCTGCCCTTGATCTGGTGAAGAACTCTGCAGAGCCGCTCATGGTCATCCTCGGTAAATTTAACAGTGTAATGCCGCTCTGTCTTGTGGTATGGAGGGTCGCAGTAGAATAAAGCTTTCTCACGGTCGTATACCTTGATAAGATCCTCAAAATCTTTGTTTTCGATCACTACTCCATCCAGTCTTGCCTCGATATCTGCGAAATTATCTGTGTTAAGCCGCTTTTTGTTGCAGCCGAACGTTCTCAGACTTGCTCCGAAGCCTGTCTTGACAAGCACATAGAACATAGCAGCCCGCTGAATGTCTGTAAATCCGGTTACAGATATGCGCTCACGGCAGTCAAGGAACATTTCCCGGCTGTTTAAATAGTATTTTATCTCCTTTTTAAGCTCATCAGAATGATATTTTAAGCATCTGAAAAAGTTGACCAAATCACTGTTGGCGTCATTATAGATCTCTAGATCAGCGTGTTTGCCTTTTGCAAAAAGTATAGACCCGCCTCCGCCGAATACATCGATAAATCTGTTGTAGCTTTCAGTAGGCGGGAAAGACTTGATGATCTTACTTTTAAGCTGGCTCTTTCCACCAATCCATGGTATTGGACTTTTCATAAATATGACCTCCTTTTAATATAGTATACAGCTCCGAGCGGATTGCCCGGAGCTGTTACTTTTAAATCTTTTTAAGCCAATCAGCAACAACATAATAATGCTTGCGACCAAGCTTGATTTTTCTCCAGTAGTGACCGTGATGAAATTCATAAAAATCATCAGCGACTTTTACCGGAGTATTATCTTCGAGAACGCCAACGATCGTTCCGGCGGTGAAGTTGCAATCGCTCCTGTAATTAAGCCTAGTGACTGTCACCATTTGGCTGTATGATGTTTCTTTTGTATCCATAAGCTACTCCTTTACTTTATCGTTGCAGACAGCTTTTTAATAAATTTAGTCCCCGCAATACCGTTCTGAGTATAGCCCCACTTTTTCAACAGAGCATTGACCGCCTTTAGGGTACCGTCTCCGAACGTGCCGTTGTTGTCAAGTTTGTACCCTGCCAGCATAAGGAGCTGTTTCAGTGCAAGAACTCCATCGGATTTATCACCTTTCTTAAAGCCCGAACTGTCAAGTACCTTAGACGTGCTTGTGTTAGTAGCCTTAAACCCGTTAAGCCCCTTAGCCTTTATCACAGATGGGTAATCCACATAGCAGTAATCCATGTCTACCGGCACGGAAACACCGCTGACCTTGCCCGTTGAACTGTACTGCCACATACCGTATGTGCCGCCGTAGTTGCACTTGCTGTTGTATTCTGCAATCCACAGTGCATAGCGTCTTGCGACATCATTTGTTATGTAAGTCTGGAGCGGACTGCGGCTGATATACAGACCTGCGAAGTAGCCTGCTTCCTCCAGCGCAGTGCAAAAAGTTTTTACCATGTCGGAGCATACCGTTTTACCGCGTGCAAAAGCTTTCTGCCACTCCAGATCAAAGTAAATCGGGTATTCAAAAGTTTTGCCCTTGATGTAATCGAGACAAAGAACTGCGTCCTGTTTCGCACCGGATACCGTTGTCTGCCATGTATAGTAATATGCACCAACGTCAAGCCCAGCTGCCTTTGCATTTTTGTAATGCGTTTCAAAAAGCGGGTCTTTTACTACACAGTTCTTCGTGTGATCCCAGTTATTGCATCTGATAATAACAAAACTGTAGCCCGCCGCTTTGACCTTTGCGAAATCTACGTTTGTCTGATACATAGAAACATCAATGCCTTTAATTGTCGCTGCCATGATAATTATCCTCCTTGTTATTTTTATAGTTTTTCTGATACTGCGTGCCGAAATAGAACGATATCACCACAGTAAACACCGTGATGAACTGCTCTGCTGAAATCGTGCGGCGCAGTGCCAGCACGCAAAACACCGCTGTCAACAATATCGTCACGATAGACTTGACGTCTATAAGCTTTGCAAATTTCTGTTTCATATCTTGCTTACTCCTTTATCTCAAAAGCAAATCTGCTTAACAGATATTTCTTATTATTGAGCAGTATAGTTTGTGTAGGTA